TGACTTACTAGGAGAAGAGTTTGACGATACAATAACAGAACTATATCTCAATGCTAGTAATAAAGGGGTTGAATGGTTACATCCATATGTTGATAGAAAAGGTGAGTTTAAATATGTAATAATTCCAGCTGAAGAAGCAATTCCTATTTGGGATAGTAAAAGACAGAGGGAATTAATTGCATTTATTAGGTTTTATTATATTGAAGATATAGATGGAAATAAAATAAAAAGAGTTGAGTACTACACAGAAAATGATGTAACTTACTTTATTGAAAGAGGTAATAGTTTTGTTCAAGAATTTTTATATGATGAATACGGAAAAATGACTGATATACAAGAAGGTCATTTTAGAATAAATAACAAAGAACAGGGATGGGGTAAAGTTCCATTTATACCTTTTAAAAATAATGAAAAGTGTGTCTCAGATTTAACTTTCTATAAATCATTAATAGATATATATGACAATAATATTTCTACACTAGCAGATAACTTAGATGAAATACAAGAGGTTATTTATGTATTAAAAGAATATCCAGGAACAAGTCTACAAGAGTTTATAGATAATATAAGATACTATAAATCAATTAAAGTAGATGGTGGAGGTGGAGTTGATAAACTAGAGATAAATATACCAGTTGAAGCTAAAAAGGAGCTTCTTGATAGATTGGAAAAGAATATAATTATCTTTGGTCAAGGAGTTAATCCAGAATCTCAAAATACAGGTGACAAATCGGGTGTGGCACTTAAATTTTTATATTCATTACTGGACCTTAAATGTTCTAAGACTGAAAAGAAGTTTAAAAAAGCAATTAGAGAGCTTTTGTGGTTTGTATGTGAGTATTTAAAGATAAGTGGTAGTAAGAGCTATGATTATAAATCAGTTCAAATTACTTTTAATCACTCTATGATAATAAATGAGTCTGAAAAAATAGACATGGCAAAGAAATCAATTGGAATTATATCAGATGAAACGATTGTTTCTAACCATCCTTGGGTTGAAGATGTTAATGATGAACTCGAGAGACTTAAAAAACAGAAAGAAGAAAGTATAAAAGAATATGAAGATGTTTTTCCAACTAAAAAGAAAGCTAAAGAGAGTGAGCCTATAGATGAATAATATAGATTACTGGATAAAGACATTTAATCAGTTAGAAGAAGATGTTCATAATAAAGGAGATAACTTTAACAAGGAATTAGAAAAGCAATATGATATAGTACTTTACAACATTCTTAGAGAAATAAATAATTGGTATATGAAATTTGCTAAGGATAATAAAATAAGTATGCAAGAAGCTGAAAAGTTATTAAATCTAAGAGAATTAGCTGAACTTAAATTATCATTAGAAGAATATATCAAGTATGGAGAAGAAAATGTAATTAGTCAAAAGTGGATGAAAGAACTAGAAAGTGCAGTTAAAAGAGTTCGTATAAGCAGACTAAAAGCATTAGAGTTAAAAATAAGGCATCAAGTTGAGGTATTATACTCAAAAGAGTATGAGGATGTAAATACGCTTATAGCAGACACTTATCAAGATAGCTATTATCATACTGCATTTGAAACTCAAAAAGGTATTGGAATTGGATTAATGATAGCCATGCTTAGCATGAATAATATTAACAAAATAGTTAGTAGTCCTTGGACCACTGATGGAATAACATTTGGTAATAGAATTTGGAATAAGCATAGACCAAGGTTAATAAATGAAGTTAACAAAGGATTAAAACAAACTTTAATTAATGGAGTATCTCCTGAAAACTTAACAAATAAAATTAATAAAAATTTTAATACAAGTAAAGAAGAAGCTAAGTTATTAGTTAAATCTGAGCTTGCATTTTTTAGTTCATTAAGTCAAAGGGATTGTTTTAATAGTCTAGGTGTTGAGAAATATGAAATAGTAAGTGCATCAGATAGTAGGGTTTGTGAGAAAAGGTGTAGCCCTCTTGATGGTAAAGTAATTGAGATGAAGTATTATGAAATAGGAATTACAGCTCCACCATTTCATCCTAGATGTAGATGTGTAGTAGTACCATATTTTGATGGTGAAGAAAGTTATAGGTCTGCAAGAGAAGAAGATGGTGAGACTTATTATGTACCATCTAATATGAAATATAAAGAGTGGCATAAGAAACATGTTAAAAACACTTACTAACTTAGTAGGTGCTTTTATTATGTAAAAATTTATTGAGAGGGTGATTTGAAATGCTTAAATTATATATTTTATCAATAATTGTGTTTTGTACAGGGCTTTATTTATTCAACATGAAGGTTGATAGTAATGAGGAATTAATTGAATTACTTAAAAGTAAGAATATCAGAAGAAGAAAAAAATATAATTTTATTTTCCCAGCGTTATTTCCACTGCTTAATTTTATTTTAGGTGTGATACTGATACTATTTTCTTTACTAGTTAGCAATGAAGATATGATTAAAAATTTAAAGGGGGATAAATAATATGACTAAATTTAAAAAGAAATCAGAGGAAGTAGAAGCTTTTAAATGGATATTAGGAAGTCCTAATACTCCTAAATGGTTTTATCAAGCTTTTGAGGAGGGAACTATATGGCTTGATGAATCTTTAAATTCTATGATTCATAGAGGTGAAGTAAAGAAAACTATCTGTATAAAATATAAAAATGGAGTTATTAGGGCAACTAATGGAGATTGGATTATAAAAGATAGTGAAGGTAAAATCTATTCTTGTACTTGGGGTGATTTTGAAAAATATTATGAGAATTTAGATAATGAAAAAACAAAGATTTCTGATAAAGTTTTCAAATATCCAAGTGAGATGGTATCAAAAGAGATAAGGTTAATATGTCCAGAAATGAAACTTGAAATTGTAGGATTTAAGGAGGATGAATAAATGGCTAAATTTGTGAAGAAACCAGTTGAAGTAGAAGCTTTTAAATTTGACATAGATGTAGAACCAACAACATGGATACGACAAGAGGTTGAACGTGGGAATGTTTGGGTTGAACACTCTATTGATAAGGCACATACTAAATTGTTCATAAGAACTCTTGAAGGGAAGATATATCAAGTTAACATAGGGGATTACATTATACAAGGAGTAAAAGGAGAAATATATCCTTGCAAAGCTGATATATTTGAAATGACTTATGAGAAAGTTGAATATACTGCAACTATTGAAAACTTAACAAACTATGCTGAAAATTTAGAACGAGGACATAGATATGTTGATGAAGATAACAACAAGAAAAATAAATTAGAACTTTCAGCTAAATTGGAACTAGATACAACTGATTTTGAGGAAAATATAAAAAGTGCTACAAAAGAAATTGAAACACTCAATGAAGTAGTAGATAGATTAGAGAAAAAATTAAATAGAATATTTGCAAAAGAAAATAAAGTTGATATAGATAGTATTGTAAAACAATTAGAGGAACGTCTAAGAGAAAGTATTGAATAAGTTTTGAGGGATGGAAATATGTTTAAAAAGAAATATATTAAAAAGCCAAGCAAAATAAGTGTTAGAAATATTATGGCATTTATTATTACAGTTATTGGTATAGCTTTAGGTGTTTTTATAGGTATCAACATAATCATGGCTCATGTTTTAGGTATAGCTAATATGATAGATAATAGTACTTTTACATGTGTTAGATTAGTTTATGGCTTAGTAGGAGTTGTAAGTGGATATTTAATAGGAAAAGCAATATATCTTATAGCTTCACTAATAAGCTATATTATTTATGAATAATTTGTTCAAAGATTTTTTATTTTGTAAGAAATGAAAGGAGGGTTGTATTATTGAAAGAGTATGTAATTTGGTTTAAGAGTGGAAATTGTGTATCTGGAATAACAAACGAAGATGTTACTGATAAGTTAATGAAAGATTTTATGGAAGCTGACTCAGATTGTAGGTATTTGAAAGGATATTTAGATGAAGATGGAACAACAATAATAGATTTATCACAAATAGAGGCTATATCAATAAATAATTGTAGTGAGAATAATAATATTGGTTTTAGTAAGTCCTAGATAGGGCTTTTTTATTTTGTAAAAAAGGAAAGGAGACATTTAAAATGGATTGGTTAAAAGAATTGCTAGAAGGAATAAAAATAGAGGATAACAAAATTGATGTAGCTTCTCTTCAAAAATCTATAGAAAAGAAAATAAAGGAGACTACAGTTACTCAAGAAGATTATGCAAATATTGAAACACAACTTAATACAGCTAATGAAACTATTAAAAAGTTTGAAGGAGGTATGACAAAAGAAGATGTAGAGAATCTAAAAACAACTTATGAAACTGATAAGAAAACTTTAGAAGAAACTTACAAAAAAGAAATTGAAGAAAAGGACTTTAATTACTGGTTAAATGATGCTTTTAAGTCTATTAAATGTAGGGATGAAATAGCGTTAAAAGCTCATTTAGATATAGAAGCACTAAGAAATAGTAAAGATAGACAAAAAGCTTTTGAAGAGCAAATAAACCCTTTGAAACAGGATAAAGATTATTTGTTTAATGCAACACTAGAAGGTGAAGAGCCTAAAATAGATACTATAACACCAGGGCAAGAGCCTAAGATAAATGATTTTGGTTTTAATTTTACTGGGGTAAGACCTCATGAAAATAATAATAAATAGGAGGAAATAAAATGGCAGCACTAAATTATGCAAAAGAATATTCAAATGTTTTAGCACAAGCATATCCTTATACTTTAAACTTCGGGGATTTGTATGCAACACCAAATAATGGAAGATATAGATGGACTGGTTCTAAAACAATAGAAATACCAACTATATCTACAACTGGAAGGGTAGATTCAAACAGAGATACAATAGCAGTAGCTCAAAGAAACTATG